GCTCGAGAGAGCGATGGCAAGACCTATCGCGGCATCGTCCGCTTCCGCGCGGCAATCGAGCCGCTACCCTGACAACGAGAGAGTGAGTGCGAGACATGGCAGCACAAAAAGGCAAGGACCTGCTTCTCAAGGCCGATAGCACCGGCACTGGAAGCTTCACGACGATCGCGGGATTGCGCTCCCGCACGATCGCATTCAACGCCGAGACCGTCGACATCACGCACCAGGAGAGCACAGGCCAATGGCGTGAGCTGTTGGCGGGCGCGGGTGTCAAGCATGCGCGCGTCTCAGGTAGCGGTATCTTCAAGGACGCCGCATCCGACGAGCTGGTGCGATCTTATGTGTTCAACGGCACCATCAGGAATTGGCAGGTGATCGTGCCGGATTTCGGCACCATGCAGGGGCCATTCCAGATCACATCATTCGAGTTCACCGGCCGCCACGACGGCGAGGTCGCCTTCGAGCTGTCGCTCGAAAGCGCAGGTGAGCTGATCTTCACCGCAGTCTGACTCTGAACCACGCCGACCCATCGTCCTTCCTTTCCGCGCGAGCGGAAGCGCGAATCTAAGGAGAGCTGAATGGCCAATCATCACCGTGGCGAGATCGACGCCGAGCTTGACGGCAAGAACCAGCGGCTGTGCCTGACGCTTGGCGCGTTGGCCGAGCTTGAAGCTGCGTTCGGCGACGAGGATATGGTCGCGCTTGCGACGCGCTTCGAGAAGGGGCGCATCTCGGCCAGAGATTGCCAGCGCATCATCGGCGCCGGTCTGCGCGGAGCGGGCGCCGATATTTCGGACGCGGCGGTCGGGTCGATGCAAGCGGCCGGCGGCGCGGCGGGGTTCGTCGATATCGTAGCGCGGCTTCTCAAGGCGACCTTCGGAAGCGCGGCGGCCGGCGAGAGAAATCAGGAGGGACCGGAACGCGGCCCTTTCCCTGGGACGAGGTGATGGCGATCGGCTTCGGCCTGTTAGGCCTCGACCCGAGAGCATTCTGGGCCATGACCGTGAAGGAGCTCGAAGCCGCCATTCGCGGCCGCTTCCCGACCGCAGCGACGCCCGCTGCGCCATCGCGTGCAGAGATCGATCGTCTCATGCTTCGCTTCCCCGACTGAGGACAGCAAGATGCAAACCTACGGCCCGTTGGTCGACATTCCGACCCCGAAGCTCGAGCTCGATACGACGAGCTATCAGCAGAGCCTCCGCGAAGCGATGAGTCTCGGACGGCAATTCTCGAGCACGCTCATCGGTGCCTTCGAATCCATCGCCATCAGAGGCAAAAGCCTCGGCGACGTCCTACGCTCGCTCGCGCTGAGATTATCAGAGATCGTTTTGAGTGCCGCCCTAAAGCCGCTCGAGCAAGGGTTCGGCAATCTTCTGGGAGGCCTCCTCTCAGGCGGCCTTCCCTTTGCGAAGGGCGGAGTCATTCGCCAGGGAATGCCGGTCCCATTTGCGTCCGGTGGGGTCATCCAAAGCCCCATATCGTTCCCGTTGGCGAATGGCCGCTTCGGCATTGCCGGCGAGCGCGGTGCGGAAGCCATCATGCCGTTGAGCCGCGGCCCCGACGGACGCCTCGGCGTCGCAGCCAGCGGACGCGGTGGCGGCGCGGTCAATGTCACCTTCAACGTCCAGACGCCCGACGCCGAGAGCTTCCGCCGCTCGGAGACGCAACTCGGAGCCATGCTGTCGCGCGCCGTCACGCTCGGTCAGCGCAATCTTTAGCCCTGAGGCCCTGTAACCCTGAGGCCCAGTCGGCGCGGGGCCCTGTCGGCGTGGGGCCGTGCCATGCGGAGAAGGAACGACCATGACATTTCATGAGGTGCGCTTTCCGACTGGAATATCGCGCGGGGCGCAAGGTGGGCCGGAGCGGCGCACGGATGTCGTCGTGCTCGGCTCGGGTTTCGAGGAGCGCAACAGCCGCTGGGCCAATTCGCGCCGCAGCTACAACGCAGGCTATGGCATTACCTCGCTCGATGCGCTCTACGCGGTCATCGCGTTTTTCGAGGAGCGGCGCGGGCGGCTCTATGGCTTCCGATGGCGCGACCATGCTGACTGGAAGTCGTGCGCGCCGCTAGCCACGCCGACGAGCCTCGACCAGACAATCGGCGTTGGCAATGGCTCGGCCACAACGTTTACGTTGAAGAAGACCTACGGCGCGGCTCACGCCCCGTGGGTGCGCGACGTCAAAAAGCCCGTGGCTGGAACGGTTGTGATCGCCGTTGCTGGCGTCGCGAAGAGTGTGGGGACGCATTTCACGATCGATACCGCAACCGGCGTCGTGACGTTCCAGCCCGGACACATTCCGGCCGCGGGCCAGGCCGTTACCGCAGGCTTCGAGTTCGATGTGCCGGTGCGCTTCGATACCGATCGCCTCGACGTCAGCATTTCAGGCTTCACTGCCGGCGCCATTCCGCACATTCCAGTGATCGAGATCCGGCTATGAAAGAGCTTTCTGCCGCGCTCGAAGCGCATCTCGCGTCGGGCATCACGACGCTCTGCTGGTGCTGGCGCCTCACGCGTCGCGACGGAGAGACGCAAGGCTTCACCGATCATGATCGCGACGTGAGCTTCGACGGTACGACGTTCGAAGCCGCGGCCGGTTTCAGCGCCAGCGAGATCAAGGACGCCGTAGGTCTCAGCGTCGACAATCTGGAAGTTACGAGCGCCGTCTCGTCCGAACGCCTCGCCGAAGCCGATCTAGCCGCGGGGCTCTACGACGATGCCCGTGTCGAGATCTTCCGCGTCAACTGGCAAGCACCCGAGCAGCGCGTTTTGATGCGCTCCGGCAGTCTTGGCGAGGTGAAGCGGGCTGGCGTCGGATTCGCAGCGGAGGTTCGCGGGCTCGCCCACTATCTGCAGCAGCCGAAAGGGCGCCTCTATCAGTACACCTGCGATGCTGATCTCGGCGACGCCCGCTGTGGCATCGCGCTGGCCGGCGCGTCATACCGCGGCATAGGCGCCATCGACGACATCGAGAGCGCACGCCGCTTCACCGCGAGCGGCCTTTCGAGCTTCGCCTCGAGCTGGTTCACGCACGGGCTGCTCGAGTTCACCTCGGGAGCTGCCGCCGGGCAAAAGATAGAAATCAAGCTGCACGCTAAGAATATGGCTGGCCTCGTCACGATCGAGCTATGGCAGGCCGCACGGCTGCCGCTGCAGATAGGACAGACTTTCATCGTGACGGCGGGCTGCGACAAGCAGCTCGAGACCTGCAAGACGAAGTTCGCCAATGCAGAGAGCTTTCGCGGCTTCCCGCATATGCCCGGCAACGACTTCATCTCGCGCATCAATCGCCCCGGCTCATGAGCTGCTTGCCGCCGGCACCGCGTAACGCCTCCCGCTAACGAGTAAGCCAAATGTCAATTGAGAGCACGCCGCGCCTTCACGGCGCCGACGAGCCCGTGCGCCTGGCGCGGGATTGGATCGGTACGCCTTATCATCACCAGGCGAGTCTCAAGGGCGTTGGAACCGATTGCCTCGGGCTCATTCGCGGCATCTGGCGCGAGCTCTATGGCGACGATGGTGAGGTGCCACCGGCCTACTCGCGAGATTGGGGCGAAGCCAATGGCGAGGAGACCCTGCTTGCAGCCGCGCGCCGGCACTTGCGTGAGATTCCGGTCGCCGAGGCCGAGGCGGGCGACGTCGTGATCTTTCGCATCCGCTCGGGCTCGATCGCCAAGCACGCAGGCCTCATCGCAACAGGCAGCGCCGTTTCATCGGCGACGATGATCCACGCCATGGAAGGCTGCTTGACCGCAGAGGTGAACCTCACCTCGTGGTGGCGGCGGCGCATCGCGGCAGCACTTGCATTTCCAGGAACGAGGCGCTGATGGCAACGCTTGCACTTGCAGCCGTCGGCGCCGTAGCCGGGAGCGCCCTGCTGCCGACCGGCATCTCCGTCCTCGGGCTTACACTGAGCGGCGCGGCCCTAGGATCGCAGATCGGCGCCTTCGCCGGCTCCTACATCGACAATGCGCTCTTCGGCACGTCCGGACACGGCAAGCCGCACGAAGGTCCCCGCCTCGCAGACCTCCACGTCACGTCGAGCACGGAAGGGGCGCCGATCCCACGTCTCTATGGACGGGCAAGGCTTGGCGCGCAGGTGATATGGGCGGCCGATATTCGCGAGGAGATCGTAACGTCGTCAAGTGGCGGCGGTTCAGCAAAGGGCGGTGTCGCACCGAGCCAGTCCGGAAGCCAAAGCATCGAATATCGCTACTACGCGACGTTCGCCGTTGCGCTCTGCGAGGGCGAGATCACCAGCATCGGCCGCGTCTGGGTCGATAGCGAGGAGCTCGACCTCTCGCGCGTGACACATCGCATCTATCTTGGAAGCGAGACGCAAGCCGCCGACAGCGCGATCATTGCCCACGAGGGGGCGGACGCGGCACCAGCCTATCGCGGCCTGGCCTATATCGTCTTCGACGAGATGCCGCTCCTCGACTACGGCAACCGCATCCCGCAGCTCTCGTTCGAGGTCTTTCGCGCCATAGAGAAATCCGGGTCCGAGATCCGCGGTGTGGTTCTGATCCCGGGAACAGGCGAATTCGTCTACGCGCCGGACGCCGTCACGAAGCTCGTGCGTCCCGGCCAATTCGAATCCGAAAACGTCCATACAAAGCAGGGGACGAGCGACTGGTCCGTCTCGCTCGAGCAGATGGACGCGCTGCTCCCGAATGTTACGAGTGTGTCGCTCGTCGTGAGCTGGTTCGGTGACGACCTCCGCGCCGGCGTCTGCCAGCTGAAACCCGGCGTCGAGATCGCCGCGAAGGACACAAGGCCTTTCACGTGGAGCGTGACCGGCCTGAACCGAAGCGGTGCGCGCCTCATCAGCACGCAAGATGATCGCCCATCCTACGGCGGCACGCCGTCGGACCAGACGGTCATCGCCGCCATTCAGGACCTGAAGGCGCGCGGTCTGGCTGTTACGCTCACTCCCTTCATCCTGATGGACGTGCCCGAAAACAACACGCTGCCGGATCCCTACTCGGCGTCCGCCTCGCAGCCGGCGTTTCCCTGGCGCGGTCGCATCACCGTCTCGCCTGCGCCCGGGCAGGAAGGCTCTCCCGACAAGACGGCAGCGGCTGCTGCCCAGGTCGCAGCCTTCGTCGGCACAGCCCAACCGAGCGACTTCGCGATCGAAGACGGCGCCGTTATCTACTCAGGACCTGAGGAGTGGACGCTCCGCCGCATGGTGCTGCATCAGGCCTTCCTTGCCGTTGCCGCCGGCGGTGTCTCGGCTTTCGTCATCGGCAGCGAGATGCGGGGCCTGTCGCAAGTCCGTAGCAGCGCCGGTTCGTATCCGTTCGTCGATGCCCTGATTGCCTTGGCGGCGGACGTGAAGGGCGTGCTCGGCAGTGGAACGAAGGTGCTCTACGCCGCTGACTGGTCCGAATACTTCGGCCATCAACCGAGCGATGGCTCCGGCGACGTCTACTTCCATCTCGACCCCCTCTGGGCGTCGACGGCGATCGACGCCATCGGCATCGACGCCTATTGGCCGCTGGCCGATTGGCGAGACGGCTCAGCCCACCTCGACTACGTAGCCGGAGCAACCTCGATCTACGACCTCGATTATCTGCGCTCGAATGTGCAGGGCGGTGAGGGTTATGACTGGTACTACCAGAGCGAGGCGGCGCGCGAGCAACAGATCCGCACGCCAATTACCGATGGCGCGGGCAAGCCGTGGGTGTTTCGCTACAAGGATTTGAAGTCGTGGTGGCTGAACGCACACTTCAATCGGCCCGGCGGCATTGAAAGCGCGGTGGCGACGGCCTGGGTGCCGCAATCAAAGCCATTCTGGCTGATGGAGATCGGCTGCCCGGCAGTCGACAAGGGCGCCAATCAGCCGAACCTCTTCGTCGATCCGAAAAGCTCGGAGTCGGGCTATCCGCATTTCTCCCGCGGCAGCCGCGACGACCTTATGCAACGACAGTTCCTGCGCGCGCTCATCGAGGCCTACGACCCGGCGAGCAGCGGCTACATCCAGGGTCTGAACCCCATTTCCAGCGTCACCGGAGAGCGCATGCTCGACGTCGATCGCATCCACGTCTATGCCTGGGACGTTCGGCCCTATCCCGCCTTCCCCTACAACCGCGAGACGTGGAGCGACGGCGAGAACTGGCGCCTCGGCCATTGGCTCAACGGCAGGCTCGCCGCGGTGTCGCTCGAGGAAGCAGTCGTTGCAATTCTCGACGATTACGGCTTCACCGACTATGAAGCTGCGAGCCTTTCCGGCACTGTCCCGGGCTTCGTCATCGATCACGCGACGCGCTGCAGGCGCTTGAGTTGGCCTATTTCTTCGATAGCCTCGAAAGTGGCGGAAAGATCGTCTTCCGCCATCGTGGTGCCGCCCAGCCGGTGCTCGCCCTGACGAGCCAGGACATGGTCGAGGAACGGTCTGGCGACGCCCTGCTGACGCTGACCCGTGCCCAGGAGACGGACCTTCCCGCTTCAGCCAAGATCACCTTCATTGCCGGCAGCAGCGACTACCGCAAGGCCGTCGCCGAGGCGCGCCGGCTCTCAGGCGCGAGCGGTCGCGTGTCGCAAGCGGAAATACCGATCGTGCTGGATTTCGAGCGCGCGAGCGAAATCGCCGAAAGCTGGCTTTTCGAAGCCTGGGCTTCGCGGGAGCGCGCCGCATTTAAGTTGCCGCCGAGCGCGCTCGCGATCGAGCCGGGCGACGTCGTCACGGTCGAGCGCGACGACGAGACGCGCTTGCTGCGCGTAACAGAGGTCGGCGACCATGGCGTGCGCGAGATCGAGGCGCGAGCGATTGACCCGGAGGTCTACGGTGGTGTCATTGCGCCAGCTCGCACCGGAAGCGAGACGAGCGGGAATACGCTTGGTCAGTCGCTGCTTGAGTTTCTCGATCTGCCACTACTGCGCGGAGACGAACCGGCCGAAAGCGGCTATGTCGCGGCCTATCAGTCGCCGTGGCCCGGAGGCGTTGCGGTCCACGCGTCGCCCGAGACTACGGGATACGTCCTGCGGGCGCTTGCCTCTGCTCCCGCAGTGATCGGCGAGACACTCGACGTCTTGGCTGGCGGCCCACAGTCGGTCTTGAACAAAGACGCGCGCGTTACGGTCGAGTTGCTCAACGGCCAACTGGCGTCCGTTACGCGCCTGCAGCTGCTTTCCGGGAAAAATACCGCCGCGCTGCGCAACAGCCTTGGCCAGTGGGAGGTGATCCAATTCGAGGAGGCAATTCTCGTAGCACCTAAGACTTACGAGCTGCGCCGCCTCTTGCGCGGCCAGGCCGGAACCGACGGCGCCATCGAGGCAGCGCTTCCGGCCGGCGCGAGGTTTGTGCTGCTCGGCAATGAGATCGCGCGCGTGAGCATGTCGCTTGACGAGATCCGGCTTCCCCTCAATTGGCGTTATGGCCCGTCGAGCCGCGACATCGGCGACACAACGTATACAGATGCGGCCCATACATTCTCCGGTCAGGGGCTCGCACCCTTCTCGCCCGTTCATGTGCGTGGAAGACGTCTCAGCAACGGAGATCTTGCGATGACCTGGAAAAGGCGGACGCGCACAGCCGGCGACGGCTGGGATGTGAGCGAGGTGCCACTCGGCGAAAGCGCCGAGAGCTACCAGGTCGATATCCTGAGCGGCGCGACCGTCAAAAGGACGCTCTCAGTAACAGCGCCGTCCGCAACCTATACGGCGGCCCAGCAGGCCGTTGATTTCGGCGCGTTGCAAGGTTCCGTGAGCGTCGTGATCTATCAGCTAGGCGCGGTCTTCGGTCGTGGGACCGGCAAGGCTGCTGTCGTCTAGGCCGTGTCCTCAATTTCCAAGAAGCGAGTAGCAAGAATGACCCAGCCGGCTTGGCTCGAGCACGCTTGGCGCGAGCTTGGAGAGGAAGAGCGCGCGGGCGCCGCGCATAACGCGCGCATTCTCGCGCTCTATCGCGACGCAGGCCACCCCGAGATCACCGCCGACGAAGTGGCCTGGTGTGCCGCCTTTGCGGGTGCCTCGCTCGAGCGCGCAAGCGTCAGGTGCACACGCTCGCTGATGGCCCGCTCCTACCTCGAATGGGGTGCGCCGTTGCAAGAGCCTCGCTTCGGTGCCATCGCCGTATTTTCACCCGGTAGCGACCCGAGCCTCGGACATGTCGGCTTCTGGATCGGTGAGGTCGGCAACGACGTCGTCCTGCTCGGTGGCAATCAATCGAACGCGGTAACGGTGGCGCGTATGCCGAAGGCGCGCCTGCTCGGTCTTCGGTGGCCGAGCTTATCTGCTGCAGGGGCATCTGCCGAAGCGTCATCTGCGGCACAGAGCGCGGGCACGCCGTCGAGCTTCGCCGCGGCTTTCGCCCATATTCTCGACATGGAGGGT